ATCCAGAGATGGCTAAACGAATGTATGAGTATTTCTTAAAGCAATGGGTAGGGCCAGCCTCTCCGGTTTTAAGTAATGCTCCTGAACGAATCAAATTTACACCTAAATTCAAGCATAATTTCAAAGCTGATTGCTTTGTTAATGTCTTAGGCCCATTGCCGATCTCTTGCTTTCTGACTTTCGTGCCAGACTCTCGCTTTGGTATTGCTGACTCATATATGGAGTCAGTTTTCCTAAACAGTAATGGTGGGGGTATTGGTCAGTATTGGGGCCAATTGAGAGAGTTAAACTCTCCTACAAGTACAGGCCAAAAACTGGTGGGGCTATCCCGTTTATTGGAGTTACAGATAGGTTAGTTTTAGCTACCAATCAGGGTAGTAATCGGCGTGGTGCTATCCAGAACAATATGGATATCTCACACCCAGAGATTATGGAGTTTATCCAGATCCGTAATCCTACAGGAGACAATAATCGTCGCTCTCGTAATACCCATAACTCTGTTAATATCACCAATGACTTCATGTATGCAGTTATTGAAGATAGAAATTGGGATCTTATCTCCCCACACACCAAAGAGGTAGTTAAGACAGTTAGAGCAAGAGAGATCTGGGAGCTTTTACTCTCTACCGCAGCAGAGAAAACTGGCGAACCAATGATTCATTGGGTTGACCAGAGTAACTACCACCTACCACAAAGTCAGAAAGACTTAGGGTTGAAAGTACACGGCTCCAACCTCTGCGTGGCCCCTGAAACAGTGATTCTGACTGATGAGGGTTATAAGGAGATCCAAACCTTAGCTGGTAAGATGGTAAATATATGGAATGGGGAAGAGTGGAGTCTTTCTGCTGTTGCTCAAACAGGGGAAGATCAACCTTTAATTAAGGTTACTTTCAGTAATGGTATGAGTCTATACTGTACAGAGTATCACCGTTTCGAGGTATTAAGATCTGGTTATGGTTCTAAGTCTCTAGTGGTAAAAATGGCTAGTGAGCTTGTAGAGGGGGACTGTCTACCCCGTTTAGAGCTTCCAGTTATTCAAGGGGAAAAGGATCTAGATAAGGCTTATACTAATGGTTTCTTCTCTGCTGAGGGTTGCGAGTATGCAGGTAAACAGCTACTTCAAATCTACGGCGAGAAGCAAAAGTTACGTCCTTATCTTGAAGGGGTAACAAGCTGGAATCAACAGGATAATCGCAGCTCTGTTTTCTGTAAGGGTTTGAAACCTAAGTTCTATCTACCTACCGCTGAGTATTCAGTCCAGTCACGTCTAAACTGGTTAGCAGGACTACTCGATGGTGATGGTTGCGTGGCAAGAAACGGTAGCAATGATTCAATCCAGATCACCTCAGTTGAGCATGAGTTTATTCAGCAACTGCTTCTGATGCTACAAACCTTGGGAGTTGCTGCCAAGATCTCTGTTGTTGCTGAAGAAGGTTATCGCCCACTTCCTGATGGTAAGGGTGGAAGTAAAGATTACCTCTGCCAGAAGGCTTATCGCCTGCTGATCAATAGCAACGATACTTATCATCTGTTGCAGTTAGGTTTAAATTGCAAGCGTCTGGTCTTTAGAGGTAACAAACCACAGCGTATCTGCTCTCGGTTTGTCACTGTTGTTGGTGTAGAGAATGATGGTCGAATTGACGATACCTACTGCTTTAACGAACCGTTAAAACACAGGGGTTTCTTCAATGGAATCAACGCTCTGAACTGCCACGAGATTACCCAAGCCACAGCTAAAGATCGCACTGCTGTGTGTTGCTTATCCTCGACCAACATTAGTAAGTATAATGAGTGGAAAGATCACCCCACTTTCATAGCTGACTGCATACGCTTCCTTGACAATGTTATTGAGTATTTTGTCCAGAATGCTACCGCTAACGCCCGTAGTCAGATAGATGCTGAACGCTTGGCTGAGGTAATTCGTGAGTCAATGCAGGATGAGCCTTCTTTCACTGAGCAGATGGTTCAGAAGATGGTGGAGGGTATTATCCATAAGTTTATTCACCCGATGCGCAAAGCTGTCCACTCTGCAAAAAGAGAAAGGTCTTTAGGTTTAGGCCAAATGGGTTGGGATACCTACTTCCAAGATAACGAGATTTATTATGACTCTAATGAGGCAGTAGATCTGGTAGGTAAAGTTAGCAAGCAAATCCAAGAGCAAGCTGTTGCTGCGAGTATCCAGTTAGGTACCGAGCGTGGTGAAGCGCCAGATATGAAGGGTACAGGTCGCCGTAATAGTCATGTGACCGCCTTGGCTCCAACTGCTACTAACGCTATTATCTGTAACAACGTGGTACCTAGTGGTGAGAAAGCATATCAAAACGTCTTTACCCATAAGACCTTGAGTGGTTCCTTCCAAGTTCGCTCCCCGTATGTGGAAAGAAAGCTTGAGGCAATGGGTAAAAATAACAAGGATGTTTGGAAGAGTATTAGCGATAACGATGGTTCCACTCAGCATCTAGACTTCTTTGATGATCATACCAAGCGGATGACAAGGACGGCTTTTGAGATTGATCAGCGTTGGGTTGTCTATCATGCAGTAGCACGTCAACCTCACACATGTCAGGCTCAATCTGTCAATGTGTTCTTCTTGCCTACTGCTAGTAAGAAGGACATTAACATCGTACACTTGATGATGTGGAAGTATGGGTTAAAGACTCGTTACTATCTCAAGTCGAAAGCCATGCGGGGTGGTATGTCTACCATTATGAGTAAGATCATTGGTGGGGTAATGACAGATAGTAAGCCAATGACTGCTCCTATCAACTATGAAGAATGCGCGAACTGCGGAGGATAACACCATGACTGAACAAGCCTTAACCCTGACTGATCCTCGTGGCTACTTTAAGCCTTTCCAATACCCTTGGGCCTACACCTTTTACGAGGCTCAAGAGGCAATGCACTGGACGAAAGATGAAGCTCCGGTTGCAGAGGACTTGAATGACTGGCATAACAAACTAGATGCAGGAACAGTGGCTATCTATAGCCACATCCTGAGCTGGTTCACTCAACAGGATGTAAACGTAGCATCTGGCTACTACGACTACATCCTACGCTGGTATAAAGCACCAGAGTTGAGAATGATGTATGGTTTGATTGCTCGTATTGAGGGCTTGCATGTCGATGCGTACTCTATGGTTCCAGACCAGTTAGGTCTGCCAGAGAGTGACTACAAAAAGTTTGTGGAGATCGAAACTACGGCAGCCAAGCATGAGTTTTTCACCAAGTATACGATGAATGATGATGCTCGAAGCAGAGCATTCTTCTTAGCACGTAATGGTGTGTTGGGTGAAGGTCTATCCCTATATGGTTTATTCACCATTCTCATGAATGCTCAACGCTTCGGACACATGCGTAACCTTGGTCAGATTGTTACTTGGTCAGCAAGAGATGAGTCCCTACATGTAGAAGCCAACCTCTGCACCTTCTACACAGAGCTAAAAGAAAACCCAGAGTTAGCGAATGACCCTGAGTTCTTTGAATCTCTGCGTCAGATGATCAAAGATGTTGTTACCATGGAGATTGCCTTCATCAAAGAAGCTCTATCCAAAGGTACTCTACCGGATCTTACTTTTGAGCAATTAGAACAGTTCATTTACTTCCTTGCAGATTTCCGCGCTGGGCAGTTGGGCTTAGAGCCAATCTATGGGGTGTCAGAAAATCCCTTAGAATGGATGGATTGGGTATTCTCCAACAATGAGCTGGCTAACTTCTTTGAGACTCGCGCTACTGGTTATGGTGGGGGTCAACTAGAAGGGAATTGGGAATACCCCGACACAGATTGGTTTCTGGACGGGGTAGCTCATATCGTAAAGCCTGTAGCGGATATTACAGCGTAAAAGACTGAATCCCGAATTCAGTTCTTCTACTGAATTCGGGAGCTATATCTGGGATAGCTATATAAGCAGAAACATTATAATTAAGAGATACTCTAAAAGAATAAGTCCCGCTACCTGCATAAGCCCCTACAAAAACAGCCTGTGTTGCGGTTGGAGAAACTTCAACTAACATGTCTGGTCTAGATCCTCCCAATGTTCCTCCTAGAAATATAGATATGTTCTCTAGATCTTGAGGGAAATCCAAAGCATCCCAGCTAACTGTAATATCTGCGCCAGAGACAACCGCTGATATTAAGTTAAAAGTAGGCTCTCTCTCTAGGAAGGTTAGTTTAGGAGAAAAGTCGGAGTAACTACTATCCTGTCTTTTGAACTCCAACTGGGCAGTATATAAACCCAAACCATCGTATACCTCATATGCCCCTGTAAGACTAATCATACTAGTTTCAAATGGTCTAGATTTATCCACTACATTAGGGGTGGACATATAGGAGATACCATCTGGGTGAGTTAGAATGTAATCACCTGTATGGTTGTCTGAAGCAAAGAACGTGGTAACTCTAGGGTTAAAATCACTCTCTCTAGTCACTAGTATGCCTACCATTTTAGGCATACCTGAGTAATCATCAGACAGAGGTGGATCTTGATTTAACAAATAGTAAGTCTCCCCTTCATCACCAGACGGGGCTATGGGGGTTACTTCAAAGTTTACTAAGCCAGACTTATACTGGTAAGCAGGGCCAAAATCTACAACTCCGTCCTGACTACCTGATTGTACAGTAGCTTCCTTCTTAGAATCCGTATCATCTTCTAGATACCACACTACTCTATACTTAGTGTCTTTAGGGTTATTAGATACAATATTCATTCTATATACAGGAGCAGTGTCTATAGTAGCATAGCTGAGAATAGATACAGAAACCTTAATAGGTCTCTGCAATCTATCCCCTACAGTTATAGTTAGAGAGTCAGCAGAGAATAGCAACCCTAAAGAGTCCTGATACAGATTATTAATCTGCTCATACTTCTCTTGGTACACCATTGAGGCTTCTACAGTGTATATTTGTGCCTTAGACTGTCCATCGTCTGTAACAGACATTAATCTGAACCTTTTGGGGTAGCCTATCTCCTCTGACTCTAAAGTAAAAGGTACCTCAAAGAACAGACCAGAAGAATCACCAGATAAAACTAAGAAAGAGAAAGGATCTTTTTTCTCAACTGTTAAGGTTTCTATACCAGAGATTCCCAAGTATTTTAGGGTAAAAATACCCCCTACAAAACCAGCGGTGGGGGTATTTACCCTGACAATACTATTTTTATGCTCGTAGACACGAGCAGATTCACCCCAACCTGCGGTTCTATCTGCTACATAAAAGTTATCATATTGCTGTAGGTATAAACCCAACCTTGGTATCTTGAAGCTACATAATATAACTTCATGTTTATTAGTGAGTAGACTATGGGCAGCTTGACGAAGGGCTTCATCTTTATTTGTAACCCCTACAGCAGTAATATCTGTAGATATTACCCCATACTTATCAATACTAGATTGATCAGTTATGACCCTAGTGTCTTGCTCATACTTGGCCTCTTTAGACAGATAGCTTACCTTTATAAGATTGTATCTGCTGGATAAGTCTGTAGTAGAATACTGGATACCATCTACAGTTACCATCTCTGGGGTAATAAGAAACTTAACCTCTTTTGGTCTATCTATAAAGACCGAGTATTTACCATTCCTTTCAACTAGAACAGCTCTAAAACTACCAGCTAGGAACCGTTTAAATTCATCACTGGACTGGTAGTCTGTCAGCACAGTGTTAAACGTATGTCTTGGATTTAAAATGGAGGGATTGTCTAAATCAGGCAGTTTCTCATCACAGTATTGAGCAGCCTCATAAAAGTTAGCATCATCTATATCTATATTTGGCTCTCTGCTTCTGTCTCCCCAATCTAGATTCATAATAAGCTCTCTAAGGATCCAAACTGGATTATTAGTCCATGTCTTTTTGTACCCACCTAACCAAACACCATCGTAGGTATGTTCGAAAGGATTATAATTCACGGGCACATCGCACATAATACCCATAATGTCACAAGAGAAATCAGGTAAAGTTGAGAATCTATCAGTATGCTGGGCAATAATATGTGCCGTAGCTACTCTAGGATAAACTACTGAGTTATCCCCTATCATAGCTATGGAATCTATGGCTACCTCTATACTACTGTTCTTATCTGTTGGAGGTATAGCTCTGGTCATCCTAGTTACTTCAATCTCCCAATCATTATCTGGTAGGGAGATAACAGGGATAGATAACTCATGAACGTAACCAGTGGTAGTTTTACCTGTGATTGTGTAAAGACTATCAGGGTCAACTCCTTGAGATAATAGTATGCCTCTTTCAATATTACTAAATAACCCATCTGATTGCGCCCAGAAACTAGAACGTACTGCTCCAGATCCTCTCTGTGTCCTATTAGAGGAGAGGGTATCTATATCCATGTTCTTGGTTATGATAATACTGGTATACTTTCTAACTGCTGATCTCTTCTCATCAGGAGTTAAAGAATCATAATTTATTCCCTCAGCAGCTAAAAGTTTCTGCTTAACAGACTCTATTAATCTTCCAGAGTGCAGTTGCTCAAGTAAGCTATAACTCACATTTGTCCAGTCGGTTTCCCCTACTGGTCTATAGCGTACCCTTAATGCTACTGTAGATCCCCATTGATCTCCATCTTTATTACCTGCATATAGGCTAGAAATAAAGATGCGAATATCAAGAAATTTTATCGTTCCTCTACGATTAGAAGGAGTAGTAAAGGATTTAGCTACTCCAGCAGGTAGGTCAGAAGCAGAAGCAGGAATAATAGAAGCCTCACCGCCCATAATAAATTCTATGGGCGTATCATCCTCATAACCCTGTCTAAAAGACATAGCAAAATCAGGGAATCGGTAACTTTCCTTCTCAAGCTCATTATGTTCTACAAGAGACTCAGTACCAATATAGAAGGACTCTAAACCCTTCTCTAGGCCGTAAATGGTACCTTCTCCAAAAGAGAGTACAAGCTCAACAATGTCTTGACTAAACAGAGTATCTTTCTTTACCGTTGGGCCACCACCACCATTACCAGAATAACTCATAACTGCACTCCTGATTTATTGACGTTATTGTCATCTTGAGCAATCTTAACAACGCTACCAGCTTTTACCACCCCATAAAACTTATTGAGGTTCTCGGTGGGGATATTCTCATCTGCCTTCTTGGTAAAGTAGGGGGACTTTTCTACATCATCCACCCCAGAGTAGTTTCTAGCGTCAATGTTAAAACTTATCAAGTGACCAAAAGCCCTATGAGTACCAAAAACCATTTGAATGGGGGTACCCATCTCAGTAGTAGTATTACTACCGCTGAAGTATCTACTTTTAGGGTTACTATCATCGGGCTTAGGGGCTAACACCTGCATAAGACCTGAGATGGCTAGTCCTATACCTACCTGCAAAATAAAAGAACCCATTGCTGTTCCTTGTAGGGCAGCAAAACCAACTGGGCCAGCAACTACCACTAAGGCTACACCTATGGCTAACATAATCCACCCACTAGAACTACTACCACCTTGACCACCTCTACCGCTATAGGCTGGCTTCTCTGCTTTGCGTATTGTAACCTCCACCCCATTGGTGTGCATCTCTAGTAATTCAACAGTGGTATACCCCTCAACAGACACAGGAATTTTATCTTGTAGCTCCCTTGGGTATTGGGTGAAGACTAATTTTAAGGCTTCCATAACGCTAGTAGTGTCCACCTTAATCTTAGGGGAGAACCATTCTTGAAGACACTCAGAGAAATTAAGAGTTATCATGAAAGCACCTTCTCCCGAATCAAAACTATAGAATCACTCACAGCGTATACAACATAACCATTCTGCACAACTACGATGTGAAGATAGTTTGGATATTGTATGAAGGACTTATAGTCAGCAATGGATAGATTAGGATCATTGCTTGGATGTGTGTGCCACAGGGCTTTTATATTGTCACCATAAGCTAGAATATCCTCAGAGGACATCACAAAAGAGTTAGTAGGGTCTAAAGATCTATTGGGTAGACTGACCACTAGATCATCTAAGGTCACTAGACCACAAACCTCAACTGATTTATTCCAGTGCTCATCAAACATTTTCAGCCCCTAGTAAAAAGGATGGTGCAATAAGATTAGACATATCTAGAACACTAGAGACTTGTAAGGCATCTACATGTCTAGATATTTTATCTATGCGCCTAAACCATCTCTGATCTAGATTATCTTCTTTACTCTTACTATTGAAAAGATGATGGATGAATAGATTGTTACCAACATAAACCCCCAGATGGTTTACAGTATCCCCAGCAACTCTAAAAGATATAACATCACCAACCAATAATTTGCTTCTTATGACTGCCTTATGCTGCCATTCTGGGTCAGAAGATAATCTAGTTAGGAGGTTGAACTCTGGAGAAGAGTACCCCGCTGGTCTAGCATAATCTGGTAAGGTTATACCATATATCAAATCATGGAAATCTCTTACTAGGGAATAGCAATCTTGGAAGCCCTCAATATAGGGCTTATTTAAAAGAGCAGCGTACTGGTGATAATTCATGGCAACCTCACTAAAGAGTAACAGTTTTAAAATCTGGAGCGTAGTAACCCCTATAAGGAAACTTACCTTTAGGGAAATCAGAGATGCCCCTAAGCTCTAGAGCAACCTGCTGTGTAGAGATGGAGATTATACGATACACTCTCCACCTATCAACCCTAGTTTCAGTCACATTATTGTTTTTAAACTCAAGCTCTGAGATACGGATTAAAGAAACATCAGCCCCCTCTAAATCTCCACTAAGAGCTATTTTAGTCAATACCCCCCTAGGGTTTGTTATTTCAAGCTGCGGTCTACTTTTTTCTTCACCAGTAGATTCTTGTAAACCAGTCAGGGAGTGGGGTAGGAACTCATACTGTATACCCATAAAGTTTACAGGGTATTTACTACACATCCTAAAAACCACATTATTAGGTGTGGTTATTGTGAATAGCAGTAGTATATCTGAGTGACTCAGAAGAGTGGATTCTTGAATACTCATGACAGACCTACATCTATAATAGGGCCAGAGAAAATAGATGACATCTCATCATAAGGAGTCTCTACTAACTCAAGAGAGATATCCAAAACAGCACCGCTGTCTCCCGTAACTGGATTGGTCTTTAAGGGATTTTTAAACTTAACTAATACCCTTTCACCATTAAATATGTATATAAATTTCCTGTCTAATCTATGTTGCACATAGAATAGCTCCAAGGATAGAAGGTTAGCGCATCTATTATGGATGAAACTAACTTCTCCTTTATGTTGCATATATAACATAAGGGGAAAGTCTAGCTTAAAAGTCCTGAGCTTAGTTTGAAAGTCCTGAAAAACAGCTATGTTATTACCTGATAATATTACTCTACTTATATCGTCTGGGTAATCCATGCCGACCGAGTGATATATGAAAGGAAAATCCATAAGCTCATTTTCTAATAGTTTCTCTGACTTATGGAATACAAACGGTTTACTTTGTACCTCTGTAAACTCTAAATCAAAAGATTCAGTAAAACCAATAGAGTTAGCTTTATTTTTTGGCATAGATAAAGGTTTAGAGAATCTAACTAGCACATCCCCATAGATAGGGTGGTAATAGATGAATATCTTAAACATACCATGTTTAAGATAGAACTTCTCCAAACTCTTAAAGCAGGAGGATTTATCAGCGATCCTTGCTTTTTCACCATTGTACATACCTTCGAATTTAAGAGAGAATTTTCTTAACGGGCAAGACTCTAGCTTAGGAATTACCCCTTGACCAGCACCGTTCTCTATAAGTCTGAAGTGTTCAAGGTACTCCACAGAGTAACCATGTTTGTCCCATATAAACCTCTCCATATCATTCTTGATTAGAGAGGTCGGTATTAAGGCTGATAACTGAGTCATTAGGCAGAATTCCTAGTCTTTTTAATCAGTTGGGAGATAGGCCCATTACGAGCCAAGTCATCACTGACAGTTACGATAATATCATTTTTACTCATCCCGTTTGGCACTTTATCTGGAGAAACAACATAAACATTTGTTGTCTGATCCACTGGTGCCCGATTACTTAATGCAGCCCCAGTAGCGGCCATATTCTTCATGGTTGAACTAGGGTTAGTTCGAAGACCGTCAAGGAAATTCTTACCTAAGAACTCAGAACTCTGCTTAGGGATTATATACTCTCCGGCCATAGCCATGATTGGTACACTATCTCTATTAGGTAAACCTCCTTTTACCTCTCCACCCTCGGCCATAGGAAAGGACATCAAGGGAGCTTGTGGCCCTAGAGATGGTTGAGCGGTTACGGTAGCTGCTGATGCTCCAGCTCCACCACCAAAATAGGCACTAGCACCTATTTGGAGTGCAGACAGTAAGAAGTTGGTGCCTCCACCATTTGCGGAAGTAGGTAAACCTTTACCTCCACTGGCGGCCGGATCGCCAATACCCATAAGATAGTTCATTAGCTTGAGCATCATTCTATCAGTCATAACTTTCATAGCCATAGTTAGGATGCTCATCCCAAACTGTCTCCAAGCCTCTCTACCCTCTTTGGTCTTACCAATCAGGTTATTGAAGAATCCATCTACTCCGTCTGAGGCTTGAACAAGATTATCAATCATGCTGGTGAAGCCGGAGTTTACTCCATCAAGCATATTAGAGATGGTGTTAAATTGACCCTCTCTACTACTTGCATCCTCAAGTTTTTCAGCGTATTTATATTTAAGTTGCTTTCTAAAAGATATCTCTTTAGGGTTGCCCTTTACTAAGTTAGTTTGATCCTGCTCTAAGCTCATGATCTTAGTATTTGCTTGAATTATGTCAGAGGCATTATCCTCAACTTGAGCATTCAAACGATCTATCTCAGCCTGACGAGCATCTCTCTCTGCTTCTAAAGCCTCTTTATTTTGATCCCCTTTTCCTGAAGAAGAGATTAACTCATCAAGTTTCTCTTGCTTGGCTACAAGATCCTTTACCGTATCTTGTATAGCTAAACTCTCATTAGTTTTCATCTCTAATGTAGATTTAGTAGACTGAATATCTAGCTGATTGGTAAGCAACAAAGTATCCCGTTGTTTCTCAGACTCTAGAGCAATCTGTTTATCCAGCATCTCCCTTTCAACTGAGGTATACTTACCACGGTTGGATTCAAGATCCATTCTAGCTTTGTCTGCCTCTAGACCTTTTCTAATAGCTTCTGACTCAAGTATCATACGATCTTTAATCGCAGTATTTAACTGCTCTTCATCCTTTATACGCTTCTCCATCACAGCAAACTGCTTATTAAAGTTACGCACAGTCAGAGCAAATAAGTCCTCTTGTCTCTTTTTCTCTGCCTCATAGATTTTAATTTTAGTAGCTGCAAGCTCCTCTTCATAAGCTACTTTAATACTCTTCAGTTCCTCGGCCAGCTTTGCTTCTGCGATACGCTTTTTCTTAGGATCAATGGTTAAATCAGAAGAGGTAGTATTAGTCTCCCCGTCAGATAATAACTGTTTCTGGTACTCAGCATTAGCTACCGCTTCGGCCTTAGCTCTTACAGAGTCAGCTAACTTAGTATACTCATCCAAGCTACCAGATTTCGGGTTAAACTTAGATAGCTCAGTCTTAGCTTGATTCAATTCTCCAGTAGCTATAGACAACTCATACTCTTTATCTAGTATCTCTCTTGCGGCATCATCCTTAGTCTGCTGGCGAGCAGAGTTAAGTAGGTTAGAACGCTGAGTGCTCACCTCATTCAATCTCTCTTGAAGCACAGCTATTTCAGCCGATACTTTAAGGGCTTCACTTGTGTCTTTATCAAGAGCCTTATACTTAGCTGTGTAGATAGATAGAGTGCTAGATAGGGATGCTTCCTCTTTTGCCAACTGGACTACTTGAGGATTCTCATCAGTGTTTCTAAGAATCTCAGAGGTCTTACTTCCAGTTTGCTTAGAACCTAGAGCTACTGCGTTATTAGCCACCAGACCAACATAATCCAAGGATTCCTGACGATACTTTCTAGGATTACCCTTCTTATCTTTAGTAGCAGGGCCAGCGTTATAGTGCATAACTGCATTAGACATGTCGAACTTCTTCAGAAGTATGGACATATACTTTGCACCTGCATCAATAGATTTAGCAGCGTCAAAGAAGTCCTCTGGCTTCAGACCCATCTCGGCTCCAGTCTTAGGCATAAGCTGCATAATACCTTTAGCACCTGCTGAGGATACAGCTCTTGGATTACCCCCACTCTCTCTATAACCCATAGCCATCAAAATATCTGGACTAATACCATATTTAATAGCTGCCTCGGCAAACAAGTCCCCATACTTCTCTTTAAAAGCATTAAGACCATTTAATGCTTTAGGGCTAACCTTATTTATGTTTCCACGATTAAAGAACTCCTGAGTACCATTACCTAGTGAAAGGTTTTGAGTTCTGGCTTTAGCCACATTGAGGTTATACTCATTCAGCTTGCCTACATTAGATTGGTTAGCAAGATCTTTTAAAGCATAAGTCCAACCCATAATGCCGGAGTTAGGGTTATTAAATGCTTCTTGAAGAAGTGTAATATTCTGTTGAGCAGCATCAGCAGCATCCTTATTACCTGAAGCTCTAAAGGTTGACTGCTTAGATTGCTCATTACTTATGGCTTTGGCTACATACATAACTACCTTATTTAATAAAAACAAGGTAGCTCTAGATTCCTGTTTTAATTTCTCAGGATCAGAGCTGGCTTCCTGACCTAACTTACCTAATAGGGCAGTTAGGTTAGCTGCCGCCGCAGGGTCTCCAGAGAGGGTTTCTAGGACTTTGGGTAGTTCGTTATAGGCTAGAGCTTTACTTCCTAGTTTTGCTCTTTCTTTTTTTCTACTGATTGCAGCAGCCATTCCTGCGTCTGAGAGACCATTGATCTCGACCCTAGGGGATATATCAGAGACATTACCTTTAGCATCTATATTTTTGAATATGGACTTATCTGACGCTAAATCTCCACTGAAAAAGCCCCCGTCCCTTTTAGCATTATACAAAGCTCTAGCAGAGGCTTGCTCAAGTTGTAGAGCGCCTCTCTTAACTTCTAAATCAAGGACAATTCTTTGATTAAGTTCTTTTCTTAACTCACTCCAGCTTTCTCTAAGACTTGTAACACTACTCTCTACCTTCGTAGTTAAGTCTATACCCAACTCAATTGCCTTCTTACGAACAACATCAAACTCAACTGCTAATTCAGATTGGTTGTCTTTTAAGCTGTCAGATCTAGCACTAAGAGAGTTAATCTTCTCGGAGGTTTCTCTGATTGCGCTCTCGTAGGCAGATACTCTTTCTTCTACTACTTTTAGATTAGTAGCTGCAATATCATATTCTTCATTCAGCTTTTCCTGCTCAGTTTTCATTGCTCTTGATGCGATAGAGTAAGCTAAAGCAGCAGCACCAGCAGCGGCAAAGACGGCAAGCAGAGGCGCACCAAGGAGACCACTCATTAAGGTACCTGTGGCAGCAGTCGCGGCCATGCCTACTCTTAATTGGGTCAAGATACCAATCAATCCGGCGGCCATAACCCCCATATTGCGTATCACTAAGATACCAGAACCTAGAACTGCTGTTAATGCTACCCACTGTAGAATAGCACCTGCTACAGAATGATCAGCCATCTCATTAAAGCCTTGGGTAACATCTGCTATACCCTTGGCTGTAGCTGTTAAACTCTTACGCAAGTCCCCACCTAACACATCAGCAGCGATTCTAAACTGGTTAGTCATACGATCTGTTTGAGCAGCAAGAGAGTTCATTTGAATCTCCTGAGCACGAATAGCAGCAGTGGTATTATCCATCGCCGCATACATCAGATCATACTGGGCCAAGTTGCTGTTTAGTGCAACATAGTAAGCCGTGGCTCTAAGGTCAAAACTACCAAAAGCGTCAGCAGTAGTAAAACCTGCTTCTTTTAGGTTCTTCATTACCCCAGTTAAACCGTTCACTCGCACATCAATATCAGCAAGCGTTAAACCCAAGTCTAAAAGTTTCTTCTTTAAAACCTCACTAGGACTAGTTAAATCAGCTAAGAGTTGACGTAAGCCAGTACCCATTGTTGATCCTGAGCGAATACCTGCGTTAGCTACTGCGGCTGTAGCAGATAACATCTCTCTGAAACTTACACCTAAGTCAGATGCAGCATTACCAGCGTACTGAGTAGCAAGCATAAACTTAGGTACATCCAGCTTGGATAGGTTCATTGCTTGAGTGATCTGGTTAACTACTTCAGGCATACTATCTGCTGAGAGTTTAAAGGCTCCTAAAGTGCTAGTAGCAAGCTCTACAGAGTCAGCTAAGGTCGTACCTGTGGCAGTCGCTAATTGGGTTACGGAGCCGAGGGTTTTCTGAATATCACTAATCGAAAAACCTGCCTGTGCGAGCGTGGTAGTGGCCTCTGTCAGCTCGATGGCGCTAAAGCGGGAAGTGTCTGAAACCTTTAGGATCGACTGACGTAGCCCCTCCATTTGGGTCTCTGTACCTTGTGCAATCGCTTGGGTCTGCTTCAAGGCAGCTTCAAAATCTCTTAAAAATGCAAAGCCCCCTGTGACAGTTTGAAAGAGACCATTCATCAACAACATATCTTTCATGAATAAAGCACGGGTGGCAAATAGCCCACCTTGGCCCTCAGAGCTGGTCATGCGTTGGAACCTACGGGTAACACTGCCCTGTTCCTTTATTGCACTTTCACGCTCTTGGATCGCTCTTTTCTCTGCTTGATATTGAGCAATCAAACTATCGGCTTTGGTCTTAGCTGCATTGTCTCCGGTTCTACCTGCCAGTAGAGACATACGAGTAGAGGCTTTCAACTGCTCATTCAAGTGATCTCTGCGTAGCTTATCAAGATCAGCCAAGGTTTTAGCTTTGGCTATATCTTGATTAATAGATGTAGATCTTAAATCTTTCTTTTTTAGATTTGATAATTCTTCGGCTTCTCTTTGAATAGCTCTTATATTATTTTCTCTCACTCTAACAATAGAATTAAGCTCTTCTCTTTGCGCAGTTAGAGTGGAGAGTAGTTTCCTAGCTGAACCCTCGGCTGCTTTATCCCCTGCCGTACTCGCTAGATTCACAGCAGAGTTAGCCTTAGCTATGCCAGCTCTTAAATCTAATCTGCGTTGACCTAACTGATCATTAGTTAGAGAGTTTAGATTTGGCTTATTAGTATTAAGATTATTAGCTCCTGTTAGATCTACCCTGCTTAGCTTACCAGCAGCGGTAGATTTTAAAAGTTCTTGAGCTGTTTTAGAGGCAGCTACAGAAACTCCATTTAGCTTACTAGCTAATGCGGAAAGTTGGCTTAACTCTACTCTGACGGCTTGAATAGCTCTGTCTATATCTTGATTTTTTTCTCGGCTTCTACCTACCTTCATTTGCTCTAATGCTTCGATATGGGTTTTAGCCGCACCTATATCAGCAGATAGTCTACCTCTATTTTTGGTATAATCAGAGTTAGGGTTAAATCTACTAATCCTATTTGGGCCAAATAGTTGATCCTCACCTAATGCTCTCATCCTATTTATTTCTTGCTGACGTAGACCAGAGCTTTGAATAGCTATCTGCTTTCTAATTGCTGCGCTAGTATACAACATACTACCAGTAGGGGTATCTAATACTCCCCCTATCACCCTATCATTGATAGCGTTAATTCTACCTCTTGGGGTGTTATTATAGGCAGCCTGACGAGCTTCCTGCTTAATGCGATTAGCTTCTTCTCTCTCGGCGTTTCTTTTTACTCTCTCAGCCTCTTTCTTAGCTTTCCTTGTGGCTTCTTCTACTTGAGCTTTAAGAACCTCATTAGCCTCACGAGCTTTACCCATTAGTTTTATTCTAGAGCTGTTAAGAACTTCCATAGCTCTATCAGCACCAGATGCTAAATTCATATCTCCATGATGTTTAGCAAATGCTCGCTGAGAATCAATAACTGTTCTAAGTTCTTTCTCTTGACCTCCCTTAATTAGCTTTTGAATGTAGCGATCCATCTGTCTCTTTGACTTCAAAGAAGATAGCTGCTCATTTATATTAGTGAGCCTTTCTTGTTTTAATGCCCGAGCATTTTTAGCAATCTGAGCAGCTTCAGCAAGAGTAGAATTTATACTTACTCCAGCATCACCCATGCTCTCTGTACGTCTACCAGCGTTTACTTTATCTTGGATACGGAACTGCTGACCAACGGTGTCGGATAGCCTTTTTGCATTTTTAGATACAGTTAATAGCTTCTTTTGGGTATCATCAAGTTTAGTTAGGTTTGTGTTAAGTAAACCTCCCATTTTAGATAGCACTTGATTTAGAGCTTCTAAATTCTGAGTTGCAGACCCAGTAGTTATCTCTACCTGAATACCCTCGTTATTCTGGCCTTTGTTTACTGGATCTGCCATCTCATTACCCTCAAAACCTATTAAAGAAGCTGGCGGCTTGAGAGATATTCTCAGGCTCCAGCTTATTATACTCAGGTTTTGATTCCGAGGGAAACATACTTTCCAACATAAGCATCAAGGTTTGATAGTCTTGAGAATAATGAATCTGCCTCTCTACAATAAATACACGAATAGGCAGAAGAATATCATCGTAACTATTATTCCAAAGAAACTCTTCTTGCCTAGAAGGAACTACCTTGAAAACAAGGTATAGTTCCTCCTGAAAGGTTAGCCCTTGGTACCAGTCGATGTAGGTGTGGATACCTTTTGAATTTCCTGTTCCAGTTTTTGTTTTTTGAGCGTGTAAATTTCGCCCATCGTCTTTACTTGGGCGAGCATAAAATCCACAATGTACTCCTGTACCCAAATAAGAACAGGGATGGATTCCTCACCACTTAAACCTAATGCGTCTAAGGCATCCTCAAGCTCCTCTAAAGTTTTACCGCTAGAGGCCCTACCAAGAAGCAGCATAGCCATAAGTTCTGTCTGGCGCACCTGATTGGTAAATAGGTCAGCAATGCCATCCGCGCCACCACAAAGCATCATCATTCGTTGTTGCATAGAGAAGGAGATTAGTAGATCCTTCTCTTGGTTGTTAATCGTAAAAGCCTTGCGGGAAGGCACTGGGTTTTTCACTTCAGACATTTTAAATCTCCAATGAGGTAAAAGCCCCTTTAAAGGAATGCTTTAAAGGGGCTTTCATACTAACACATTATTGCAGATTAGGTAATTCGTTCATATGTTGGGCTGAACATACCTACCTCTTTACCCTTCAAGAAATCAACATACATATCGTATGAGGCATCTTGACGGCTTGGAGTAAGCACGGTGATTTCAATTGGCGTGGAAGCATAACCATCTGCGCCCAGCTTCAAATTGATACCACTCGTGATTTGAACCTTAGCCGCAAGGATCAAGAACGGGGTGCAGTCTGCGGCATGAGTCATGATCTTGGCAGATAGGTATGTAGCACCATTACATGATACGTCATCCGCTTGGATTGATTCAACAACATGCACCTTTGCACCAGAAGCGTAGGCAAGAACCGTTGGGCGATCCAAGGTTACACTATTGGCAGTGATGCTCTCAATCCGGTAAATCATGCCGCTTTTATCATTCGCTTGTTCAACAATGATAAAAGTGCCTACAGCTAGGTCAGCAGCACTGGCAACAGGCATGGTACTAGCCCCAGTTAGCACCGCAGCGGTAGTCGTGGTGGCAAGGACTTTTTGCGTACTGTATTTACTACCATCACCACCCATTAGGTATGACAGTTGACGTGCCGAATACTCAAAGGAATCAGCCGTAATCATCCACGAGTCTTCTGTCAAGATGTTCGCAACCTTACGTTGACGAACACCTGCTTGCAGTGCTGTGAAGTTACGGGTGTTTTGAATCGTAAGACCCTTCAACATACCAACGCTGTGGGTAGTTTCTTCAAGGTCAAGCATATCACCCATAGGGCCGAGGAGTAGTGTCCCCTCATTTAAAATCAACTGATTGCCTTGTGGTAAACCGTGTTCTGTAAAGCTCATAATGGTACCCTCGTTTAATAGCTAAATAATATAGAATGCAGCAGAATAATGCAACTTATTCAAGTAATATTTCGGAGCAATACAAAGTAACATAAACCATTTTGAATGTTCTAGAGGAGTTAGATGTTGCAGGTTGAACCTTAAAGGTCTTGCTGAATATAAGATTCCCTAATACCTCCTCTATATCTTGATTGGCCTTATAGACAGGAATATATCCTGAGCACCCTTTCTTGTTTATTTGCTTAACCAGCTCATTTATACATTTCATCTCTAGAACTTCTAAATTAGTATCTTCTACAACACTAAAACCGAATAGTAGATCCACAGAGAAGCCAGCGATATCATTGTCCTTTTCAAGTGACCAATCCATAAAACCAAATAAGTCCCCAGCGGGTAGCTTACCTATCTCAGCTACAATATTGAAATTGATTGGCGTTAATGGTGTACCAAATTGATTAAACATTCTCTCACAAAAATCAGAAGAGAATCTCAATAGTGAGGTATAAACATCTGCGTACTCGATCATGCCTTCTTTCTCCTAGCCCAGTTCTCTACCTTTTTCTTCAATACTACCCTAGCATAAAAAGATGTATAGGGTACTAAGAAAGATCTCTTAAACTTTGTAGGTCTATTTTCCTTACGGTAATACCCTAACTTCATACTCATTAAAGTTCCCTTTTCGTCAGGGCTATATAGAAGATCCATAATAGTTTCTGGTACAGCCCTACTTTTTAATGCGTGAAACACAGAGAAGGATATTACCTTCTTAAACACCATTGGTTTCTTATTTACCCTCATGGCTATAACTGGTACTTTATTCACTACAGGGGTAAAAGTAGTAGCAGTTACGGATCTATTAGAGAACCCACCTAGTACCTTAGACACTTTCTTACCACTAGGGGGCTTGCCTTTAAGCTGAGATATTAAATCTCCCTTATCTTTGTATATTGTAGACTGAAGGTTTTTCTTTCTTATTGTGCTTGCAGTTAATTTGTCCCACACAGTACCCGTAGAAGACAATATCCCATTAGTATCTAAGTCTGGAAGTGTGGAGCCTAAGCCATACTCTGTGACAGATAGCCTAAACATCTCATCTATTTTTTTATTTACAAACTTAGCTAAATCAGAATTGACCTGTCTGCCCTTATGTTCCAGATTGGAGTCTATCTTTTGATAGACTCTAGTCTGAATGCTGGCCGCAAATCTATCTCCAGCATATCGCTTAGAATTTTGAGACATTATAGTCCGCCTTAGCTAACCATATTCCATTCTCTATTACGGCTGTCTTTACCAGATAAGGGCCTAAAATGTCCCCATTCATTAATCTAACAGCACTACGAATAGAGAATTCATTATTAGGGTTAGTAGTCACAGCAGAAATACGAGCGTCCTCATTACTCACAGATACCCAAATCTCTCCCATGTCTATTAGCACGGCACTTCTGGCTTGCTTTGTTACTGGATTTATCTCTTGAATACTTCTCTTCAGAACTAGGCAGTCTGATGCCTCATAACTCCTAAATAGGTAGCAATCCTCTTGAGACATAAACTCACCAAGAATATGCCTACTAGGTATACGGGTACAACTAATGATCATCTTACCAATCAGGCTTTTGTAATCAGTACCCACTGGGGTTTGGAGCGTCCTAGCAGGATTATTGGAGTACCTTACATCTTGAGGAGGCTCATTAAAGAACCCCCTAAGCAGTATTGTAGGGTTATCTAATACTCTAAAAGTTTGATTCATTCTGGGGAATTGTCTAGGTCTCATATTAAACCCCAGTTATTCTATCTGGTGAAATATCAATGAATGTAACTGTAGTTGGTATTAGGACTTCAGAATCTAATACATAACCGTCTAGTTGATCAATGGTTTCTTGTAGGTCTGACTCTATAGCATTAGATAAACTAGATAGATTATCAGCATCAGCTAAACGAGTGAACTCTCCGTTTTCTGTTTTATCTTTCTTAGAGAGCCTCAAGTAAAGACTTGGTATAACTTTAAGAGCAGTGTAAAATCTTAGGTACTGAGCATAAAGATAAGTTACCCTGCTATCTGAGAGTCTATCTTCGTGGAATGCTTGAGTAAAACTCTTATATGTCTTAATATAGTTGGACTCTAAATGTAGGGCATCATCTGGTAACTCATCCACTGTGACCCCTAATAGGTCTCTAACAGATGAAGCATCAGTTGGTATATCCATAACATTGATAACATTTAAACTTCTACGGACTCTAAATAGCCCCGCTACTGTATCTGCTTCAACATAAAACTGAACATTTTTACTTTGCCCATTAGGTACAGTGAGTACAGGGAACTGATACTTGAAACCATTTGAGTTGGCTAGAGGGATTGTATCTTGAGATACAGTCCCATCTACAGATAGAAGCACCTTTAAATCAGTTAAAGGGGTAACATATTCAGAACCTATCAGGGTTTCAAAATACTCAGTGTGAGCAAGCCCAGATGTGATATAGCTCATACGTTACCCCTTCAAAGATTATTTACTATTTGCTGCTTCAGCTTGCTTTTTAGCTTCAGCTTCAGATGCAAGATCATCCTTAGCTTTTTGCAAAGCAGCTTCTTTAGCTTCAGCTTCTTCAAGTGCCCTTTGTTGAGCTTCTAACTCAGCACGAGCCTCATCATAGATCTTCTGCTGTGCCTTAGCAGCTCTGTCTGCATCTAGAGCAGCTTGAGCTTCAGCCTTCTTCTTGGCGCGTTCTTCCACCTCCAGCTTCATATCTTCTTCAGCTTTCTTCTTCGTAACCTCAGAAATGAACACGTCCGCTTCTTTCCCAAGACCCAACTCGCGCAGATAGGCTTCAGCTCCAACCATTGCAGAGCCTTTCTCTTTGACAAGCTCTGCATACCGAGCATGGTTAGCAGTGTCAGGAAACTCGCAACTCAAAGCAACAATCTTCTTATCCGATAAACGTCTACGGATCTCTGCCAGTGAGGCATCAGCTAAAACATAATGGACGCCACCAACTACGGAGATACCATTGATAGAGCAACCTAGGTTTGGCTGTCCGGTATACAGTTTTTTCATGGTCATAACCCTTGTGAGAGATTGAAAAAAGGGGTCAAAAGACCCCTCTCTATTCTAACTGAATTAGTTAGTCCAGTTCAACAAACGACGTGACTCATGATAGTGCATCAAGAAGCCGCTGTTGATTGTACTAACAATTACAATACTTTGACTGCGAATTGAACGCTCTGTCTCGGTAATGTCTGAGCCTGATTCAATCAACTGCTCAAGGGTCTCATTCTTCTTATAGCCAAGGACGGCGTTATCCGGCATTTGAGAAGAGAGCACAATGTTGAATGGGAGATTCAAACCATTCTGCAAACGGAAAGTAGCACCAAAACTAGGGCCAAGTGCGCCTGCGCCCTGAGCAGGAACATTCTGCGTGTTTTGAATCGGGAACATCGCCGCCATTTCAAACCAAGTGTCATAGTTGACTACAAGGGTATCCATTGGGCGACCCGCTTTGGCAGCAGCCATCAACCACTTGATAAAGCCTTCAAAACGGTCACGCAGACGACCAGTCGCTTTACCGTCATAGGTGGTCAAAGACTCAGCAGTTGCGGCAGGGTTGACACCATCGCCATCAATCAGTACCTCAACAGCAGCACGGGCCTCCGCTTGAGTGCGCTCGAAACGCTGACGGTTAACCATCGTCAACAGCATCTCTGGACGGATGCGGCGAGCTGTCTCATAAGTGTACTCAATACCATGGCCGCTCTTGAAGAACTTAACCCCTTGGTTAGAGACCTTTAGCTTACGAACCGGAATGTTCGCGCCTTCTGGGATGCGGAAACTATCGTAAGCGTCACCAGAAGCCTTGTCGTAGATGATCTCAGTGATCAACTCAGTACCAGTAACATTGCGAGTGCTGGCTACAAGGTCGCTTACCTTCTCAAGCAAAACCTCATTGCTGACTTCACGGGTCAAGTTCTCAATCAGGGCAGGTAGAAGAACCTTCAAACCTGTAGTGGTGAACATATCACCGTTCGCTGCCAACTGGAGACGCTCTAGTTGATTGGATGCCTTGGTAGGCACACCAGCCATTGCGAACACAGCACTTGCACCATCAATCTGAGTACCAGCGGGGAAATAACCAAGGGTATCTTTATGATGAGGGTTCACAAAGCGCATCAACATCAACTCTGGAGTTGTGCCAATCTGTGCGGCTTGAGCAGCCAGAGCGCAAGCATGACCCATCTGCTCTTCCTTAGAGCCAGTGGTTAGCCGCTTGACGACTTCAACAGCAGAATAACTGTTAAACTTATCCGGATCAAAAAATGTAGACATTCTGCTACTCCTTAAACAAACATGACGGTAACAGAAGGAACTGCATTACCGATATTCTGGGTTGAAGAGATAAAGATACGGGGATTGGTCAGCGAGGCTGCTGACTTGATGAAACCGAGGCCAGCACCAACAGGGGTGAGACCACGGGTTGCGGTCTGACCAGCAGCCACTGGTACTTCAACGCCGCCCATAGTGTCAACAGTAACTACTGTGTCACCACGCATATCTGTCTCGGAGACCACAATAACACCCAAGATCTGAGCGCCATCGGTTGCCAGTTTTACAGCATCATTCGAGGTGGGATCAATCATGACCGCCCGACCTTGAATGGCTGCATCAGTCAGAGTCAAAGCAGTCAGGTCATCGCTTAGGTTAAAGGCAAAACGACCTACCGACTGACTTGTACCGCGAGTTGTAATTTTTACAGCCATGATTGCTGCTCCTAATTAGCGAGTGTTAACGCTGTATGAACTGAGAGGTAAACCGTGTAGACGGCCATGAGGGGTTGCAACACCATCAGGCTTACCTGCTGGATCAGCAGTACCGCCATCTGGGCCTTTAGCCAAGGCTAGAGCCGCATCCGCTGCGGTGAGCTTAGTGGTCAATTCCACCTTGGCGGTTTCTGCCTCTGCCAGCTTGGTTTTGGTCTCTTCAACCTGATCAGCGGTTAATCGGAGGGCAACAGCTTCAGTGCGCAGAGTATTAAGTTCAGAGGTCATATCCTCTACTTTGCCTGATGCGAGTAGCAGCGCCTTGTACTCAGTAAGGGGGATCGTAACTTCTGACATATTTGACTCCGTAGGTTTTGTTTGTTCACGAGGTTTAGGTTTATTTTCTAAAACCTCCTCATGGGTAACTAAAGCAAGTTTATCCGAAATAGAACTCGCTGCCAAGCTCGGTAATCGAAGTTTTTTACTTAATACTTGCTCTTTCTCTGATAAAATGCGTGCGTCGGTTACTGCGCCTTGAACAACCAGACTTAATTCATCCCAATAAGCCAAACCAGCGAGTTTTAAATGCACCCCATTAGTGCCAACAACGTGGTTTTTATCGCAGATAGGGGGGCTATTTGTGTAGAGATTCATCCGTGCAAATGATTCTTCATCTTTACTGTACTCATAATCACACTTAGAGCAGCGGATTACATTCGGGTAAGTCTTAGAGGATACTTGATTTATAACTCCCAATGACATTCTATTATCCAAGCTTTGAGGCTCTTCATCTTTTGGAACTGCAATATATCCATACAGACCAAACTCTCCATCTTCATCAGGCATAGGTTCTACCTGAGCATGTAGTACAACGCCATCGGGT